GGCCCCATCGCCACCTTCAAGAAGTGGCAAGAACTGGGCCGTCAAGTGCGCAAGGGTGAGAAGGCCATCGCCCTGGTCATGCCCGTGACCATCGCCAAGAAGGACGAGGCTGGCGAGAAGACTGGCGAATACTTCCCCCTGTTCACCATGCGCAACAACTGGTTCGTGATGAGCCAGACTGACGGCGAAGACTTCGCCAACGAAGTGCCCGTGCCCACCTGGGACAAGGTTCGCGCCCTCGAAACGCTGGGCATCACCGAAGAAATCTTCGCCCTGGCGAATGGCAATGTGCAGGGCTACGCCCAACTCAAGACCATCGCCATTAACCCCGTGGCCGAGTTGCCTCACAAGACCCGTTTCCACGAGATCGCCCATGTGGTGCTGGGCCACACCACCGAGGGTCTGGTGACCGACAGCGAGATGACACCCCGTGATGTGCGCGAGGTGGAGGCCGAGGGCGTGGCGTACATTCTCTGCGCCCTGCTGGGCTTGCCCGGTTTGGCCGAGTCCCGTGGCTACATCCAGAACTGGATGAACGACGCTGAGATCAGCGACAAGTCGGCCCAGCGCATCTTCAGCGCGGCCAACAAAATCCTCGAAGCAGGCCAGCCTGCAAAGGAGCAGTGAGATGACATACATCGCGGAGATCGAGACCCGCGTTGCGGGTATCCCTTGCATCATCGGCGTGACCGAGTACGAGCGCGTGAAGGGTTCCTACTCGTACAACGCGCCCAGCGACATGGACTACTACGGCTACACCGAATCCGACTGGGAGTTGTGCGACCGCCGGGGCCGTCCAGCGCCTTGGCTGGTAAACAAGTTGTCCAGGGATGACTACACCCGCATTGAGCAGGAGATCGCCGAGTACATGGACGACTAAGGGTAAGTCCCTAGAAAATAATTTGGAAAAGGTGTTGTCAAGGTGAAATACCGTGTTACACTACATCCACTGGCACAGCAAAACGCATAGCCAGACAACAGCGAAGGAAAAGCGAAATGAAAAAAGCAATCAAACTCAAAGACATCCGCGTAGGTCAACTGGTTGTGACCAGCGACAGCCCAGAAGCGCAGGTGCGCACAGTGGAGAGCGTCGAGGGCTTCATGGTCACCCTGACTTGGTACGAGGGCACCAACCAGTGCATCCAAGGCGTGGACTACTCCCTGCTGGGCGTGCCCACCATTGCCCAGATCGAGTACAGCATCAACAACTACGGTCGTCTGGCGAACCTGGACGATGTTAAGGATGTGGCGCTGTTAATCGGCTAAATCAACCGGGGGCTACGGCCCCCACTAGCGAATCAATAACCAACTGAAAGCGAATGGATTATGAGCGAAGAAATTGAATCAACGATCTACACCGAAGACGGTGCCCGTGTGTATGTCAGCGAGTGGGACGACGGCGGCGCGTGGATGCGCGTCAGCGATGGTCGCGGCTCCATGTCTGCGGTGATGACCCGCAAGGAGGCCGAAGAACTGGTGGCGGGCTTGCAGGCCATCCTGGCGAAAGGGGTGACAGCATGAATCACGGCATCAACGCACCGGGCCGACCAGCCTTCGAGGGGCAGGTGGTCAAGTTCAAAGCCCCGACCTTCAATGTCTGGCTTTACGACATTGGTAAGCGAAACCCCAAGTATGGCAACCTGGAATGGTGGGCATTAAACGATCCCACAGAAGACCAACAAAATAACGCGCAGGAGGTGGCATGAATAAGCACGAGATCGATGAAATGATGAAGGATTTACCCAGCCAGCAACCGCAAGAATCATTGCTGGATAAGGTGATTATTGGTACAATGCTGGTGCTGGCAATTGGGCTTTTGATGTGGATTCCCGACTTCGAGCCGGATTGCTTCGACCAGCACAATCACCGCGTGAATTGCGAATCGAAACCGAATTAAAACCGAATCGGTTCCCGGCCCGATAAAGCCGGGAGTCCTGGCGACCCGAAAGCGAATCGATTACACTGCGAATCATTCGACTTTGTACCAAGGGGAATACGGGTTATGCCAGAAACCGCCAAGAAACCACGCAAAAAGGCCGCAGAGGCCGCGAAAGCCCCCAAGGCAGGGGTGAGTACCTCCGACGCCCAAAAACCCGCCCAAGCCCCGAAAAAGAACCCTGTAGGCGCACCTACGACCTACTCCCGTCACATCGCAAACATCATCTGTATCAGGATTGCAGAGGGAGAGAGTCTCAGGGAGATAGTGAAGGACGGGGGAATGCCGGACAGGTCTACGGTCTACGATTGGCTGTTGCGCCACCCTGAGTTCGCCGACCAATACGCACGCGCTCGTGAGGAGCAGGCCGACACGCTGGCCGACGAGATCATCGCCATCGCCGACGAGCAACCCGAGATCGTGGCGGTGGTGGACAAGAAGACCGGGGCGTTGATCGAACATAAACTCGACGGTGCCTTCCTGCAATGGCAGAAGAACCGGATCGACGCCCGCAAGTGGACGGCCATGAAACTCAAGCCCAAGAAGTACGGCGACAAGTTGGCCCTGGGCGGGGATGCCGAAGCGCCACCGATCAAGACCGAGGAAACCTCGTCAGGACGCCTGTTCGAGATCATCCGCAACCTGGAGATGACCAAGCGTGCTGGCTGAACTGCTCGATGAGGACACCGCCGCCGAGTTCGATAGCCTCGACGACGCGCACCGCATCGCGCTGATCGCGCACGCTGAATGGGTCGCTGGTGCCCACAAGTACCAGATACCGCCACCGCTGGAGCAGGACTACCTAGTCTGGATGATGCTTGCGGGGCGCGGTGCAGGGAAAACCCGTAGTGCCGCCGAGGCTTTGTGGTGGTGGTGTTGGATCACCCCCAACAGCCGTGGGCTGGTGCTGGCCCCGACGAGTAATGACCTGAAATTCACCTGTTTTGAAGGCGTGAGCGGTCTGCTGGCCGTCATCCCGAAAGAGTTGATCGCCGACTACAACAAGCAGGATCACCAGATCAAACTGGTGAACGGCTCGATCATCCGGGGCATCAGCGCCGACTCATACGAGCGCCTGCGCGGCCCCCAGTTCCACTTCGCATGGTGCGACGAGTTGGCCGCATTCCACTACCTGCAAGAAGCCTGGGACATGATGATGTTCGGTCTGCGCCTGGGTGACCAGCCCCGCGTGATCGTGACCACCACGCCGCGCCCCAAGGACTTGATCCTTGATCTGGTGGGCCGCGAGGGTGACGATGTGGTGATCGACCGCGCCAGCACCTACGAGAACGCCGCCAACCTTGCGCCGACCTTCAGGAACCAACTGGAGCAGTACAAGGGATCGAAACTGTACGAGCAGGAGGTGCTGGGTGCCATCGTTGACCTGGAAGACGGCAAGGTGGTGTCCCGCGATATGTTCAAGTTGTGGCCGGGTAGCAAGCCCTTCCCCAAGTTCGAGTTCATTGTCCAGTCCTACGATTGCGCCTTCTCAGAGAAGGAACACAACGACCCCACGGCCATGACTACCTGGGGCGTGTTTAAGCCGCAGGACGGGCCTATGAGCGTCCTTCTGATCGACTGCTGGGCTGAACACCTGTCCTTCCCCAAACTCAAGCCCAAGGTGTTGGATGAGTGGCGGGTGTCCTACGGCGAAGGCCGGGATGCCAAGCGCCCCGACCTGATCCTGGTCGAAGACAAGGCGGCGGGTATTTCCCTGATTCAAGAACTGCGGTATGCCCACCTGCCAGTGCGTGCATATAACCCTGGTAATGCCGACAAGATGCAACGCCTGCAAATTACTGCATCGATATTTGCGACGGGCCGAGTATGGTTGCCCGAGTCAAATACACACAAGGGATATGTGCGTGATTGGTGCGAGGGATTCCTGAGTCAGATTTGCGCATTCCCTGATGCCGCGCATGACGATTATGTGGACAGCGCAACGCAAGCGATTCGATTATTGAAGGACATGGGTTGGCTCGACATCAATCCTGAACCCCGCGATAATGACGAAGATGATTATCTGGAATTCACCAAACAGAAGCGGGTGAACCCATACGCTGTTTAAGGGAGCAACATGGCCGATCCTCGCAAACCTGTACTCGGTGCCTTGAAGGCAATACAAACTGCAAGCAAGGCGGCTGATGAGGAGTTGGCTGTCATCGAGGCCGCGAAGGCCGCAGACCGAGCCGCCGCAGGACGCAAGGCCGCAGATGTGACCAAAGCCACCGCGCCCATGAAGATGTCCGAGGCGCTGGGCAACATGAACATTGAGGGCAAGGGCCGACTCAAGGTCACCCAGGCCGACCGCACCCGCGTGGGTGGCGGCAACATCGGTGGGCCAATGTTCTCTGGCCTCCAGCAAGTCGATCCGCTGTATGAGGGTGCCGCCTGGGGCGTGGGTAAAAAGTCCACCGCCAGCGCGATGATCAACCAGTCCGACCCCAACACGCTGTGGACGACGGTGCTGGGTTCTTCTGACCAACTCAAGACCAACCCGCTAGTGTTCAACAAGTTGCGCAAGGGCTTCACTGACTCGATGAAGCAGGGCAACCTGTCCGACGAACTGGCGGGCAAGATCAACCACAATCTGGCGCTGACCTTCGGTGAGGGTGCCGACATCCGCGACCCCAAGATTTGGCGACAGGCCAACACCTTCGAGAAGCGTGCCGCACTGGCTGACGCGATGCTGGGCCAGGGTGTGCCCCCAAGCAAGGGCGGCGTGGCGCTGGGTGGCGAAAAGAGCGGCAAGGGCGTGATCTTCCAGCCGTCCGAGATTCTCCGGCGTGAGACCGAGCCGATGCTGTTGCACCCCGAGCATGGCGGTGATGTGCCGACCTTCGCGGTTGGCCCCAGGCTGTTCACGCTGTCTGGCGATGTCAAGCAACGCCCCGACCTGCACCCCGGCTTCCCGATCATTCTGCAAGGCGAAGACAAGGGCGTGGTGTTCACCCCCGTGGCTGGCCTTGAGGCCATGCCGGAGTTCGTGAGGCGACACAAAGAGGTGAAGGGCCGCGACCCTTCCAGTTACTTTGATTGGACGATGGGCATCAAGGGTGAGGGTCTGCCGACCCAGCCGATCACCGAAGAGTACCTGACCTACCTTCAGAAGAAGGGCAAGAAGGAGGGCGGAGTCGTGGCACACCAAGAGACACCCGAAGAGATGGCCCGCTTCCAAAAGCGATTCGCTTTGCACAAGGCCACTGGCGGCAAGGTAGACATCCCACGCCTGTCGCTCAAGAAGGCTGACGGCGGCAAGATCGTCAAAGGCTTGATGGGCGCTTTCAACAAAGCCAGCAAGATGGCCGATGACCAGATTGCCGCGCAAGCCATTGGTAAGGCCGCTGAGTCGGCTGGCGTGAAAGCCCCGGTGACCGCCAACAAGCCACTGACCGATTTGCAGGACTTCCACACTTCGCTCGGCGATGAGGTGCGACGCCGCGCCGTGGAAGCCAAAAAACAAATGGACGCCTTTGACTACAAGTACGACAAGGGCCAGCGCGTGTTCACTGATGACAGCGCAAAGAAGAACAGAGCGCCCTACGAGATCATCGAGCGCACCCGCCACGGCAACCAACTGATGTGGGAAGGTGAGCCTTGGTTTAGCAAGAAAATCATAGACCCCGATACTGGTAAAGCCAAGCGCACGCCGTATGAGCCGGGTTACCGTGTGCGTGGCGAGATCGGCGAGATGATCTTGCCCGAGTCGGCCATCAAGGGTAGTGTTGACATGGCGAAGGGCGGAGCCGCTGGCGGTGAGTCCATCGAAGAACTGGCGCAATTCCACAAGCGGTTTGCCCTGCACAAAGCAACGGGCGGTAAGGTGGACATTCCCCACTTCTCACTCAAGCGCGTCAAGAAGTTTGACGGCGGCGGCATGGCCGCGTCTAGCCCCGAGGAGAGTTTGACGCCCCCTTCCGGTAGCCCAACCAAGGCTGGCCTGATGGCTGAGTACCTCGCCAAGATGGCACGGGATCAAGCCAAGGAAGAGGTTGGCAGTCTAAAAAAGCCACGCGCCATCACGGACTTGCTCAACCGTGGCGTGCTGGCGAACAACCCTCTGAGCGCAGGCGTTGACCTGTTCAACATGGGCCTGGGTGCCGTTGGTATGGGTAGCGAGAAGCCCTTCCTCGGGTCGGAACACATCAAAGACTTGATGAACAAGTACGGTGTCACCTCTGGCGAGGAGCGCCCGATGATGGAGACCGCCCTGAGTTTTGCCAGCCCTGCCGGGATGATTAAGGGCGCACAGAAAACGGCGGACACGGCCAAGAAAGCACCGGAACTGGTGAAAAAGGCAACAGACGCTTTCACTTCGAGTAAACTATCACCTCTGGCAACAGAGGCGAAGACTGCATCGGCAGGGAAGCCAACAGGAGCGACATATGCAACAAAGCAAGAAGGCCCATTCTTCCGAGTCCGGCCAACATCACTTGACGCAAGTGCGGCAAAGAATCGCGGCGTTAGAGAAACGGATGAACTACAAGGCTCAACCACTCTCGGAGGAGAGGCAGGATCAACTGGAAGCCAAGTTCCGACGCGCCTCTCAGATGAAGAGGTGGCCCGAATAATCGCCGATCCAGCCGCCAACGAGCCGCTGAATATCGCCAAGAAGTACACCCAAGAGACTCAAGGCGCGGAGTTCACGCTCCCCGAGATTCCCGAGAGTTCTCTGGTCAAGCAGTCGGCCATTGGCCGCACGCACCAACTCGCTGTTGAAGGCACGCCCGAATACAAGTCGGCGGTCTTCGACGCCTATGCCCAGCAAATGCCCGATGTGCTGGAGCAGGCCGGGGCCAAGAACTACGACGACCTGATGGAGAAGGCGTACCGCCAACTCGCCAAGGAAACCGACGCCCAGTTCCAAGCCCTGCCGTACAACTTCTCGTACCACCGCGCAGGCGAGGGCAACTACCAGTCCAGCAAGGAGATGGCCGCAGATGTGCATGGCAACAAGCACCTGTATGTCTTCCAGGGCGGTGACCCCCACGACTTCCTGAATCGTATTGACCCCGTCACCGGGCTGAACGAGAACGAAAAGTTCCGCGCAGTCCACGACCTGCTGGGTCACGCCATTTACGGCAACCAGTTTGGCCCCAAGGGTGAAGAGACCGCCTGGGCCATCCACAGCCAGATGTACAGCCCGCTGGCGCGTCTGGCGATGACCGCAGAGACCCGAGGCCAAAACTCGATGGTCAACTACAGCCCGCTCAATGCGGCGCTCAAGTCAGAGATCGCTAGGTACGACGACCTTGCTAACGAGGCCCGTAGACGCGGCGATAAG